GGCGCGGCGCTTACCCTATCGGGCTCACGCACATGATCGGCGGGTTGAGCGGTGCGGCCACCGGCGCGTTGCGCGCGCTGTTGGATTCAGCTCACATCCAAAACATCCCGACGCTGTTGAAGTTGAAAGGCGGCCCGAACGGTCAAACCATCAATGTCCAACCGACCGAAGTGGCAGAAATCGAGGGCGGCGCGCTGATCGACGACATCCGCAAGCTCGCGATGCCTATGCCGTTCAACCCGCCTTCAGCCGTGTTGTTCCAGCTGCTCGGGTTCTTGGTCGACGCAGGCAAGGGTGTGGTGCAAACGTCGTTCGAGAAGCTCTCAGACGCCAACCCCAACCAGCCTGTGGGCACGACGCTGGCGTTGATTGAGCAGGGCATGGTGGTGTTCAGCTCGATTCATTCGCGCCTCCACAACTCCATGGCGCGTGCGTTCAAGATCCTTCACCGCATCAACAGCGCCTACCTCACCGACGAGGTTGTTGAGGGTTACGACGCAGGGTTAGACGTGAAGCCGCAAGATTTCGACGGCCCGTTGGACGTCATTCCTGTTTCTGACCCAGCGATTTTCTCGGAAACACAGCGCTTTGCGCAGGTTCAGGCGTTGATGCAGCGCGCGGCGATGATGCCGGGCATGTACGACCAGCGTAAAGTTGAGGAAATGTTCCTGCGGGCGATGAAAATTCCCGACAACGACGTGTTGAAGCCAGATCCGGGCAAAGACAACGTCGATCCTGTGTCGGAAAACGTCGCGGCAGCCATGGGCAGGCCGATTTATGTGTTGCCGAAGCAGGATCACATGGCGCATATCAAGACGCATGTCGCATTTTTGAAGTCTCCGCTGTTCGGCATGAACCCGGCGATCACACAGACCTACCTTTATCCCATCGCGTTGCACCTGCGCGACCACTTGTTGAACTATTACTTGGTCGAAGCGCACGAAGCCGTCGAAAGAGCGTCCGAGGAAAAGCTCATCGGAGACGATTCCGCGCAAGAAGTGCAAGTCATCTTGCAAGTTCAACAATTCATCGAGCAACAACTCGGTGCATTCGCGCAAGAGTTGGCGCAACTGTCGCAAGCTGCAGAGCAATTCAAGCCGCAACCACCCATGCCGCCAGACAGCTCGTTGCAAGTGGCTCAAATCGGCGCTCAGGTGCAGCAAGCCGCGTTGCAACAGCGTGCACAAAGCGATCAACAACGCCTCGCGCAGCAAGCACAAATCGAACAACAGAAGTTGGCAGACCGCGCACAAGAGCGTGCCGAAGAAATGCGGCAAGAGGAGTTGCGTCAGATGGCGGAAAACGAACGGACAGCGGCAGAAATCGGTGCACGCGAGCGTATGAACACCGCCGACAACGACACGGCGATGAGGTTGGCTGCGGCAGAAATCGCCAGTGGCGAGAAGATTGCGGTGAGCACCGGCACCGGCATCAATCCGGGCACACGTTAATTTTTATGGAGGTAACAATGAGCGACAAACCAACACCCGGCACTGTGCCGATGAGCGGCCCTTACGTGAAACAAAAGCACCGCCTCGCGGCTGGTGAAAAGCTGAACGGCCAGACATTGCCCGCAGCGCCCAAGACCACTCCAGGGCCAAAAACCCCTGCATGAATGTAGTCGACCAACTATTCAATCGTCTCAAGGCTGACCAGCAGGCATTTGCGCTGGACGCCTTGAGACGACCACAAACACGGGATACCTTCGAGTACGGGTACCGCGTCGGCATCGTGCAAGGGTACGAAGCCGCCATCAATGTGCTCTTGCAACTTCTGAAAGAGGAGAAAGACAGTGACCCAGACCTATGAGGACGCATTGGCAGAGGCTTTTCCGGCGGTAGACGCTGGCATTCAGCCTTTCGGTAGCCGTGTCCTGGTGCAAATCCGTACGCCAAAGAAAAAGTCGGCAGGCGGCATCATCATTGACACCGGCTCGCGCGACACCGAAAAATGGAACACCCAAGTCGGCAAAGTAGTTTCACACGGCCCAGTGGCTTATCGCAACCGCAACAACTTGGAAGCGTGGCCTGAAGGTTCATGGGCGCATGCCGGTGACTTCGTGCGTGTACCGAAATACGGCGGTGACCGTTGGGAAGTTCCAATGGAAAACGGCGAGAGCGCGATGTTTGTGATTTTCAACGACTTGGATATAATCGGCAAGGTCGATGGCGACCCGCTAGCTATCCGAGCATTCATCTGAAGGAGATGAACCATGGCAGAAAAGCTCACTGAAAAAGACGACGACAAAGATGACGACATCGTCATAGTCGAAGAAGACCCGAGCGCGAAACAACAAGAACCAACCGGCATCGAATCAGACGACCAAGAGGACGCGCGCGTCAATGCGTCCAACGAGGATGACGACGATGATGAAATCGACGCCAGCGACAAAGAGCGGGAAGCAATCCGCGAGCGCCGCCGCTTGGAAAAGCAAGAGCGCAAGGTTCGCCGCGACGAAGCCATCAAGCGTGACAAAGTCGAACTCGACTTCCTGCGCAAGCGCAACGACGACCTAGAGCGCCGCCTCAGCGCTCAAGAGCAGCGCGCTCACACAGCCGATTTGCGCGGCTTCGATGCTGAAATTGCACGCGCCCAGCAAGAAGTCGACATGGCCGAGAAAGTCATCGCAAAAGCCGTAGCAGCAGGCAACGGTGACGACGTAGCGCAAGCCATGCGGTACCGTGACGCGGCGATTACCCGAGCCCAACAGCTAACTTGGCAAAAGCAGCAAACCGCGCAGCAGCCGCCAACGCAGCAAACCGCGCCAGACGACGTTGCCATCGCTTACGCAAAAGAGTTCATCCAGGAAAATCCTTGGTACGACACTCAGGGCGGTAACGAGGACAGCGCCATCGTGCTCGCCATCGACCAATCTCTCGCCAAAGACGGCTACGACCCGCACACCGAGGATTATTGGGACGAGTTGCGTCGCCGGGCAGCGCGCCGCTTGCCGGAGCGTTTTGCGCCGAACAAAGAGCCTGCGCAGCAAAAGCGTGAAGCTCGCGGCGGCCCACAGGTAGGCTCCGGCAAAGAGCATGCGCCCACCAGCACTCGCAAAGAGATCTACATCTCTCCGGAACGCAAACAAGCGCTGGTCGAGGCTGGTGTTTGGGATGATCCAGTTTTGCGTAACAAGTACGTTAAGCGTTACGCAGAATACGACCGTCAGAATAAAGCGTGAGTGTTGCCTTTTTTGAATTTTAACAACATAATGTGCCTAATCGCTGAAAGGAGCGAGCAATATGACCGACGAACGCCTGAAGAAATCCGCTGGAGACAATCGCACAAATCGCGCGATGGAAGATCGTGCTGTCACTGAAAATCGTGAAGTCACCGAAGATGAGCGGGTTGAAATGTTCCGTCAGCAGTTTTTCCAGTCCTCACTTCCGGACTTGCCTAAGATTCCGGGCTGGCACACATGCTGGCTCACCACCACCAATCCGCGTGACTCCATCCAAATGAGAATTCGTTTGGGTTACGAACCTGTGAAGCCAGAAGACGTTCCTGGCTGGGAATACGCCACACTCAAGACGGGTGACTGGCAAGGGTTCATCGGCGTCAACGAAATGCTTGCATTCAAGCTGCCTATTTCACTGTACGAAAAATACATGAAAGAAGCGCATCATGACGCGCCATTGCGTGAAGAAGAGAAACTCACCGACACTGCTGAGTTCTTGGAACAACAAGCGCGCGCTTCGAAATCGAAGCTGCAAATTGGTGAGGGCAATTTGGAAATGGGACAAAAGCGTGAGGCAATGTTTGACCTCTCGTGACGAAACCATTTAACCATTAGGAGTATGCAATGTCTTCGACTAGCGCACCTTTTGGCTTCCGTCCGTCTTTCCACAACAGTGGCCAGATGCGGCCGAAAGCCTACACCATCACGTCGACTTACGCAGCCAACATCTTTTCGGGCGATCCCGTAAAGCTGACTGACAACGGCGTGGTTGAACTGGGTACCTCTGACGGTACTCGCTCCGGAACTGCTGGCGGCGTACTGCTGCTCGGCATTTTCGCTGGTTGCCAATACCTTGATGCATCGGGCAAACCGACCATCAGCCCGTTTTGGCCTTCAGGCACCACAGGCACCGAGATCGTTGCTTGGGTTTATGATGACCCAGAAACGCTCTTCGACGTTCAGTACGACAATCCTTCTGTCGGCACAACGGTGCAAACCGCTGTCGGCGAACAGTGTGACTGGACGATTGCTTCGCCCGGCGGCTCGACCCGAACCGGTCTGAGCAACACGTACCTGACCGCGATTCAGTCTACATCTGGCCAGTTCCAGATTACTGGGTTCGCATACAATATCAATGACTCACTGACTGACGCTTATGTACAAGTAACTGTTCGCATCAACGAACACCAGTACAAAGCAGCAGTTAACTCGGTATAAGGAGGGTTGACGAATGGCTACCCCAATGCGTAGTACCGACTTTCGGTCGGTTGTCGAACCTATCCTGAACGAAGTGTTCGACGGTGTTTACGAGCAACGTGCTGACGAATGGAGCATGGTGTTCCGTGAGCAAAAAGGCATTCCGCGTAACTACCATGAAGAGCCAGTGCTCTATGGTTTCGGTGCAGCGCCTGAACTGCCTGACGGCATGGCTGTCAGCTATCAATCAGGCGGCGTACTGTTCCTGCAGCGCTATCTCTACAAGGTCTATGGTCTGGCATTCAGCCTGACCAAAGTTCTCGTGGAAGACGGTGACCACATTCGCATCGGTCAAACCTACGCCAAGCATCTGGCGCAGTCGCTGATCGAAACCAAGGAAACTCTTGGTGCGAACATTCTGAACCGCGCGTTCAACGCCAGCTACCCCGGCGGCGATGGCGTGGCACTGGTTTCGGCCAACCACCCAATCGTGAACGGCACGTTCAGCAACCAGCTGACCACCGCAGCCGCGCTGAGCCAAACTTCGCTGGAGCAGATCCTCATCCAAATCCGCAACGCTGTTGACAACAACGGCAAGCGTATTCGTTTGACTCCGCGCAAGATTGTTTCTGGCCCGAGCAACGTGTTCCAAGCTGAGGTGCTGTTGAAGTCTGTGCTGCGTACCGGCACAGCTGACAACGACATCAACCCAGTGAAGTCGATGGGCCTGTTGTCGGAAGGTCAAGCTAACCTTTCTCGTATTACGTCCACCACTGCTTGGTGGGTCGAAACTGATGCGCCCGAGGGTCTCAAGCTCTTGATGCGTCGCGGTCTCGAGAAATCGATGGAAGGCGACTTCGAAACCGACTCCATGCGTTACAAGGCCACCGAGCGTTATGTGTTCGGTTGGACTGACCCGCGCGGCGTTTACGGTACCGCTGGCGTTTAAGTAGTGAACCCCGCTCGGGCAACCGGGCGGGGAATTCCGGGGTTACCCGGTGTTGTAGACAGTCCCGGCTGACGTCATGCAGACTACGACACCTTGACTCGCATGAGAGGAAACGAACATGGCACAAACTACATTCACCGGCCCAGTAACTTCGCTGAACGGTTTTTCTAGCGGCACTTCTTCGTCGCCGATTTCCGTCACAACTGCCGGCAACATTTCCAGCTCTTACGGCACAACTTCTGCTACGACCGGCGACACGAGACTGTCTTACCAGCGGCTCGCATTTACTTCGACCGGTTCTGGTGAAACCGCACGCTTCCTCACCCGCGTAACTGGCGCAAATGCAGCAACAGGCGGCACGATCAACGGCGCACACATCTCGACGTCGATCAACACAGGCGGCTCAATTTCTGGCGCAGCGAATGCAATCCGTGCAACGCTGGGCGGCACCGCGACAACTCCGGGCGGTACTCTGGCTGTTCTGCAACTGGACACCGACTACGGCACCAACGTGACTTTGGGCGCTGCATCTTCGTTTATCCGTGTTACCGACAGCGGTTCGCAAACTGGCGAAGTGCAAAATCTGATCAACATCGAAACTGGCCCTGCGGCTACTGTTGCGCCTACTGCTACTGCGGTTGCAACTGTTTCCAAGGCAATTAAAGTTCGCATCGGTGGAACTGATTATTATGTTCCTGCTTATGCTTCTTTTAGCTAATGGAAATAACCAAGGAATTTTTGGTTGGTGAGATGCAAGAGCTTGAGCAAGAATTAACGAAGGCAAACACCTTCATCATTCAAGCTCAAGCGACTTTGGCTGCTTACCAAATGTTGGTCAGAAGGTTGGACGAAACTGAACAGCCAAAAGACACGGAGGCGCTTCAATGAGACGCATTGTATTATCCAAAACTGGTGCTGGCGCCAGTGCTGTGTCGCCGATGAACCTGAACACGAGCCCATTCAACGTGGGTTTTGGTGTGATTGTGAGCGGAACAGCGAACTACACGGTGCAACACACGTTTGACGATGTGTTTTCGCCTACGTTCGACCCCAGCACGGCCACTTGGTTTCCGCACCCAACAATTGCAGCGCTAGGTGCTAATGCTGACGGCAACTATGCATTCCCAGTAACTGCGATTCGGTTACTGGTGAATTCTGGCGGCGGTACAGCTACGCTCGTGTTGCTGCAAGCTGGCATTCAGTAATGAGCTACGTCGGTTACTCAGGCGTAGCCAACCAAGCTCCAACTACTCCCGGCTGCGCGCTGGGGGTGGTTGCTGACGCAAATGATGGATATGGCAACGACGTCGGTGGGTCTGGCGTTGTTGATACTTATTCATGCTTGGTGCCGCCTACACCACCGACGACGTGTTTCATTTTGATGGAAAACAGCGGCTATGTCTTGCAAGAAGACGATAGCAAGATTGAATTGGAGGTTTGCTGATGGCTGACCAAAAAATTTCTGCGATGCCCTCGGCGGCAACGCTTGACGGCACCGAGATTACCCCAATCGTTCAGGCAGGCGTCAACAAGCAGATAACGACTGCCGAATATGTGTCTGAAGTGTTGGATGTTAATCCGGTGCTGACTACGCAGGGAGGCACCAATCTGACGACCTACACGCTTGGCGATACGCTGTATTCCTCGGCGACAAATACGCTGGCGAAGTTGGCAGGCAATACGACGACCACCAAGAAATTTCTAAGTCAGACCGGCACGGGCAGCGCTTCTGCGGCTCCGTCTTGGGAAACGCTCGACCCTTCAGACATCAACACCCAGTACGGTGCGTTTTACTTTGACTACAGCACCACCATCAGCAGTGAAGCGTCACAAAATGACACAACAATCAATGTTGTCTCAACGACTGGGTTTTCGACGGCTGGCGCATTGTTTATCGAAGCGGAACTGATCACTTACACAGGCAAGACGGCAACGTCATTCACAGGCTGCACTCGCGGCGCTGCTGGTTCTCCAAACAAGGCTCATGCGGTTGGTGTTGCTGTCAACGGCGCTCAGGTAGCAACGGCAAATACTTCAACGCTGTTGCAATTGAACACAACGACAGCAAGCAATGGCGTGACGCTAAATACTTCGACATCGCAGATTTCTGTGGCGGTTGGCGGCACATACAACTTTGCATTCAGCGCTCAGTTAAATAATTCGACCGTTGGGCAGACGTTGGCCGCAATATGGTTTGCAATTGATGGTGTTGATGTGCCTGCTTCAGCAAGTTGGGCAACGGTTGCGTCCAGAGAGAATGATTCTACGCCCGGTTCAATCATTATGGCGGCTAATATTTTCCTGACATTGACATCATCAAACAACGTGACAATGAAGTGGTTGACGCCTGACGGCCATGCGTCATTGGTGACTTATCCCCCAAGCGTGAGTCCTGCTTATCCTGCGGCTCCGGCTGTGATTTTAACTGTCAATCAGGTGTCGTAATCATGGAATTGATGCTCTGGAATACCGTTTTGACTGCCGCCGTCGGCATTTTGGGTTGGGTGTTGCGTGACAAGGCTGCAGAACTCACGCGTGCCACAATTTTGATCAATCGCACTCGCGAAGAAGTCGCCAAAGAATACGTCACAAAAGCCGAAGTGCACGCAGACATAAACCGCGTGATGATTCGGCTGGAAGTTTTAGACGCGAAGCTCGACCGACTCATCGAAAGTAACCGAATCAGAGGAGTTTAAGCATGAGCAAGTCACTGAAATACGTCAAAGACTTCGATTTTTCTAGCGCAGGCAAGACGGTCGGCTATTGCGGCGGCGGTATGGCCAAAAAGAATTACGCTGAAGGCGGCGGCGTCCGCACAGCGATGTCTGCTTCGGCCAGAAAAGAGATCATGGCCAAACCAACTATGCAAAAACGCGAAGTTGTCCAGCGGGAAACCGTCAAAGCGCCTGCCGCACCTGAAGGAATGCTGCGTGACACGTCTTCTTTGGGCATAAAGGGCAACAAAAACCCTGGAATTGGCCGTCGTCGCATGCCGGTAGCGCCAAAAGAACCGATGATTGCTCCTTATAAAGCAGGCGGCGCTGTATCGAAAGCTGGCGAGAAAAAGATTCCGAAAGTCATGCACGAATTCAAGGCTGGTGAACTGCATTCTGGCAGCAAAACTGGCCCGGTAGTGAAAAGTCGCGAACAAGCGTTGGCTATTGCGTTGAATGAAGCGCGCAGTGCCGGCAAAAAGAAAAAGTGAGTTGTCAGAAACGGACAACTCAAGCATAATTGGGTCAATCGGGCAGGCTGCCAACAGCCGCTATGTGACTGAGTGAGGGTAACATGGCGTATTCAGGGAACATCGGCGGCACGACAACCAACGCACTGAAGGTGGTAGATCACGCCTTCCGGCGTTGCCGTCTTCCTGCGCAAGCCATCACTGCAGAAATGCAGTCGTACGCGCTGGAATCCTTGCGGTTCATGCTCAATGAACTCGCCAACATCAAGACGCCAAGCTGGTGCATTCAGAAGTTGATTCTTCCGATGTATCAGAATCAACCGCTCGTCACGCTGCCTGAAGGCACAGTCGAGATCCTCAACTTGAATTACCGCGTGTTGCAGTTGTTGGATGGCCCTTATGTCGCCACGTCCACGAGTTACACGGTCAACTTCACTACTCAAACGACCGTCGACACAATCGGGATAAAGTGGAGTGCAGCGGCTGTGCCTGTCACGTTCCAAGTGAGCACCAACGGAACTGTTTGGACGACTGTCGGAACTTCGAGCGCAACCGCTGCGGCAGGCGAGATAACTTGGACAGACATCTCTGGCGCGTTGCCTTACAATTATTTCCGCATCACGGCCACGTCACCGTTGAGTTATAGTGCAATCACACTCGGCAACTTGCCGCAGGAAATTCCTTTGGGTCAGTTGAACCGCGACAGCTACGTGAATCAGTCCAACAAAGTTTTTCCGGGCCGTCCGAGCAACTATTATTTCCAACGTAACTTGCCTGACGCGGTTGTTTACCTTTGGCCTGCGCCGTTTGTCGCGGCTGAAGCTGCTCAGCTGATCCTTTGGCGGCATCGCCAAATCATGGATACAGAAAACTTGCAACAAGAAGTCGAAATGCCAGACCGTTGGCAAGAAGCCATCATCAATGGCCTCGCCGCTCGCATGGCTGCTGAAACGCCTGCGGTGGACGCGCAATTGATTCCGATCCTTGAACAAAAAGCCGCGATGAGTCAACAGCGCGCTTGGGATGGGGACAACGATGGCTCGCCGACACAAATCAATCCAGGCATCGGGGTTTACACAAAATGAGCAGCGGCAAGTTCCTCGACCCGTCTGGCCAGCCGACTTATGGCATTGCTATTTGTGGTCGTTGCTCGCGCAAGATGTTGTTGGCTGATTTGTCGCCTGACCCGAACTATCCCGGCTTGATGGTTTGTGAGGAAGACCGCGACGAATATGACCCTTACCGTCTTGCCCCGCGCCGTCCAGACCAAATTGTTTTGCCATTCAACCGGCCTGACACACCGATCAACACTCGGCCTGCTGGTTTGATTCAAGAGCAGGGCAACGAGTTCATCATCACAGAAGATGGTGACGGATATTTGGAGTTATAAATGTCAGAAGTACCAAGCAATCTGATACCGACCAGAATCACGCAGCTGCCCGTCGCGCCGGTGGCCGACGAGAACTCGTTGATGATGATTGTGTATCAAGGCAACAACTACCAAATCCGTGTTGGTGATTTGTTGTCGGTGGCGGGTGTGCCGACGTCGCGTGCAGTTTTGGCTGGCACAGGGCTGGATGGCGGCGGCCAGCTCACTTCTAACGTCACGCTCAGCATCGCTCCCGGCGGCGTCGGTTCTACAGAGCTCGCAAACTCAGGCGTCACGCCGGGCGTTTATGGAACGTCCACAAACATCCCTGTATTGACGGTGGACGCCACCGGGCGTGTGATGGCCGCCACCACGATACCGGCGACAATCAGCGGTTATGTTCCTGAAAACCGACAAGTGATTGCCGGCACAGGGTTGACGGGCGGCGGCGCACTGAACACCGACGTGACGCTCAACGCCAACTTGAGCAACGCAACGCCGTTGGTGTTGGACGACACGGGTTCGGCGGGTGTTTCTACGCAAATAGCGCGCGCCGACCACCAACACCCTGCTGTGGATTTGTCTGACCAACAACAAATCAACGGCATCTTGCCAGTCGACCAAGGCGGCACGAGCCGCTCATTGGTGCCGGACGAGGGCGCTATCATCTGGTGCGGCGCTGATGGCTTATACGTTGGCCCTGTGGGTACGGCTGGCCAAGTTCTTGTTTCCAACGGCACAGGAGAATACACTTGGGGCTCTGCGTTGTTGGTTGTTGATCAGCCTGCCAACGTGATTTATGCCGGCCCAGCGAGTGGCCCAAATGGTCCCACAGCGTTCCGGTCGATGGTGATCGACGACTTGCCTGTTTCCGGCGCTTCTGCGGGGACATACGGTTCTCAGTCGGTTGTTCCCGTCATCGCCATCAATGCAAAAGGTCAAGTCACTTCCGCGACCAACACGTCGATCAATGCCGTCACGCTCACCACCGGGTCGATTTCGACCGCGCCGACCAACGGCACTGACATCGTCAACAAGAATTACGCCGACTCAATCGCGACAGGCATTAACTTCCATCAGGCTTGCCGGTTGGCTACAACGGCAGCGCTGCCGTCTTGCACCTACAACAACGGTACTTCTGGTGTGGGTGCTACGCTTACCGCAACCGCGAACGGAGCTCTCTCAGTCGACAGCACGTTGGTCGTGGCGACCAATCGAGTTTTGGTCAAAAATCAAAGCGATGCGGCACAAAATGGTGTTTATGTCGTCACACAAGCCGGTGACGGCAGCAATCCGTTCATCCTGACTCGGGCAACTGACTTTGACTCTGCGGGAACGGGCGTTGATCAGATTGATGCTGGTGATTTCTTCCTGATTACTGCGGGCACTTCGAACGCCAACACCTCATGGGTACAACAAACACCGTTGCCGATTACAGTAGGTACGACCGGCATCGTGTTCAGTCAGTTTGGCGCGGCAGGCGTCACTTATACGGCGGGAACAGGCCTCACGCTTGCCGGCACAGTTTTCAGCATCACCAATACAGCAGTGGCTGCGGCCTCTTATGGGTCTGCTTCTTCCGTCGGCACCTTCACGGTGAATGCGCAAGGGCAGTTGACTGCGGCTGCTGACACGTCCATCGCGATTGCCAGCAGCCAAATTACTTCAGGCACGATTGATTCGGCTCGTATCAGCGGCTCATACACCGGCATCACTGGGGTTGGCACGCTGACCGTTGGAACTTGGAACGCCACCACGATAGGTGTTGCTTACGGCGGTACAGGGCTGACGTCTTATGCGGCTGGCGACCTTGTTTATGCAAGTGGTACGACGACTATATCGAAGCTGGCGCTGGGCACTTCAGGGCAGGTATTGACTGCTGGGGCATCAGCGCCGCAGTATGTAGACCAATCAACGCTTTCCGTCGGGTCTGCGACAACCGCTGGGTCTGTCACAAATTCGGCAACATTCAACAACAGCGGCACAGGTGACGCCTCTGGCACGACCTTCAATGGGTCAGCAGCTAAGACAATCAGTTACAACACCGTAGGCGCTCCGAGCACGTCGGGCACCAACGCAACAGGCACTTGGAACATCAGCATCACAGGCAACGCCGCGACCGCCACCAGTGCGAGCGCAGCGACCAATTTGGCGGGTGGCGCAGCGAGCCAGATCCCTTATCAAACTGGGTCAGGCACAACAGCCTTCCTCGCCAACGGCACAGCAGGGCAGGTGTTGTTGTCTAACGGTGCTTCTGCGCCAAGCTGGGGCGGCGTTTCTGGAGGTACATTTTGATGCTGGATAAGCTCATTACGCGGGTGTTTAAGGTGCGCAACGCCGCGCATTCTGAGCACTGGACAACCAATTCATTTGCTCAACACAAAGCGTTAGGGCATTTTTATGAAGACATAATTGATGTGATGGACAAATATGTCGAAGCGCATCAGGGCACGTTTGGGCAGATGAAAAAAGCGCCTGACGGAGTGCCGGACATCGCTGAATTGCTACGAGATGAAATGTTGTGGTTGATTGAAAACCGGTCGAAAATTGCTAAAGATATTCCAGCGTTAGAAAATTTGTTGGATGAGATGGCTGCGGTTTACATGAAAACACTTTACAAAATTGAAAATTTGAGGTGACAAAATGGCACAAACCGGCTACACACCAATTCAGCTTTACCACAGCACTACGCCGGGCGCGGTTCCCACGGCTGCGAATCTTCTGCCCGGAGAATTGTCTATAAACATCGCTGATGGAAAGCTGTTTTATGAAAATTCAGGTGGAACAGTGACTGAATTTTCAGCCGGAATTAGCGCCGGCAAATCTATCGTCTTTGCAATGGTCTTCGGACTATAAGGAGTAAATCGTGGCAAATCCAAATATTGTTAACGTCGCCGCTATTTATGGCGAAAATTCTAGTGTTTCACTTACGACTACCGGTGCTACCAGTCTTGTGAGCAATGCCGCATCTAGCGGTAAGGTCTACAAGATCAACACGATCATGGTTGCTAACGTAGACGGCACAACCGCTGCGGACATCACCATCAACAAGTACAGCGCAGCAGCTCTGGGTGGATCGGCATTCCCGATTGTCTCCACCGTGTCGGTTCCTGCTGATGCGACCCTGATTGTTCTGGATAAGACTACAGCGATCTATCTCAAAGAGAACGAGTCAATTGGTGCCACGGCGGGAACAGCTAGTGACTTAGTGGTGACAACCTCGTGGGAAGAGATAAATAGTTAAGGGGGCGATATGCCACTGCGTCCTCCGGCTGGGTTTATCTCAGCTTTTTACAATCCGTTGCAGGTTCCTAATGCGCCTACAGGCGTCAGTGCGTCTGCTGGGGTAGATGGCGCTGCTACCGTTTCTTTTACCGCTCCCACGAATGTTGGTGGTGGAGCGATTACGGGCTATGGCGCTGCTGCGGTCAAGACTTCTGACGGCACAACGATTACTAACACAGGCGCGTCTTCACCAATCACAGTCACAGGACTGACGAACGGCTCTGCTTATACGATGAATGTATGGGCTATTAATAGTTTTGGCCCAAGCCCGTTTGGTACGAGTGGAAGTGTTACCCCAACTGCATCAAGAGGACTTTTTGGTGGCGGCGAAAATGATAGTAATGTCATCGACTATATAACAATAGCAACTACAGGCAACGCCACCGATTTTGGAGATTTATACGTCGGTCGAAGCAGTTTAAGTTCTTGTTCCTCTTCAACAAGAGGAGTTTGGGGCGGCGGGTTTGTCAATCCCGGAACTTATGAAAATCGAATTGATTATGTGACTATTGCTTCTACGGGAAATGCTGCTGAGTTTGGTAATCTGACGGTAAAAAGAGATTATTTAGCAGCATGTTCTTCTTCAACTAGAGGTTTATTTGGCGGCGGATATGACAATACAAATTTCTCTAATGTAATTGATTACATCACAATTGCATCTCTTAGCAATGCCATTGACTTTGGTGATTTGACTGTAGGTCGTCGCCAATTAGGCTCTTGCTCCTCTCCAACAAGGGGTGTTTGGGGCGGCGGATATAGAGCGCCATCCGAATATGCAACAATTGATTATGTGACTATCGCATCGACCGGAAACGCCGTTAGTTTTGGAAGTTTAACGGCGGCTAGGTCTTACTTGGCGGGATGCTCTTCTTCAACTAGGGGTTTATTTGGTGGTGGTTTTGGATCAAATATTATTGACTACATCACTATAGCAACTACCGGCAATGCTACAGATTTTGGCGATTTGTCTGGAACTTCTTATGGATTAGCCGCTTGCTCATCTTCTACAAGAGGGGTTTTTGCTGGGGGCTTTACGGTAAACGTAATTGAGTATGTGACTATTAATACAACTGGGAATTCTTTAGATTTTGGTGATTTAACTGTCGCTAGGGGCGCTTTAGCTGGATGCTCTAACGGTCACGGAGGGCTCCAATAA